GGAGCGCGACGCCGGATGTCAAGACAAAGCAAGAAGGCCAAGGCGCTGGGCCTGAAGGATCCGTATAAACGGAAAAAGAAGAAAAAGATATTACCGGAGGCCAGCGGACTTAGGAAAAGCTTTCACAGCATCGTCACTGGCGGTTCCAGTAAATACAGGAAATTAATGGACGCGCTGAAGTAATGGCAAAAGCGCCGACAATAGACTATAGTGCATTGCCGACAATATCGCAGATGCATCATAGCGAAGCCTTAATTAAAGGCGTTCGGGGTCCGGTAGGTTCCGGGAAAACAGTTGGTTGTTGCTGGGAGATCGTGCGTCTCGCCATGAGACAGGCTCCATGCAAGGACGGTGTTCGATATACAAAATTTGCTATGATTCGAAACACCTATCCCGAGCTTTTATCAACCACATTAGAAACCTGGGAGCAATGGTTCGGCCAATATTGCCAAACTCGAAGATCGGCGCCGATAGAGTCCAGGATGCGAATGGAGTTGAAGGATAAAACCTCCATCGATATTTGGTTATTATTTCTTGCGCTGGACGTTCCCGCAGATGTGAAAAAGGTCAAGAGTCTGGAAGTGACCGGAGCTTTTATCAACGAGGCGTCAGAAGTTGGCCGATGGGTTTTAACGAAATGTTTTGAGCGCCGGGGCCGATACCCGCCTCCAGCATGGGGAATTCCGCCAAACTGGGCCGGCGTGATTATGGACACGAACAGTTGCGATGATGATCATTGGTGGTACCTGGCCGCCGAGGAAGAAAAAAATCAGGGCTGGGAGTTTTTCAGCCAGCCGCCTGCCCTTTTAAAATTTCCAAACACAATTAAAAAGCCAGCCGAAGAAATGCTTGCTAATTTTTATAAGGCAAATCCGAATTTTCCTGAACACCTGAAACAAAAAGTTGTCAGGGATTTTCAGAAAAATATTTATATTGCAAACCCGATGGCGGAGAACGCGAACAATCTTCCACTGGGTTTTGATTACTGGTTAGATCAAGTTCCGGGGAAGCCGCTGGACGAAATAACGGTGTATATCCTTAACGATTACGGTACTGTCACAGACAGCAAGCCGGTGTATCCCGAGTATATAGATGGCATTCATTGTGCTAAAAGAGACTTGAAAGCTATCCCGGGGGTGGGTATCACACTTGGTTTCGACTTTGGGCGTACGCCTGCATGTTCTGTATCTCAAATCGCGGCCAGTGGCCAAAAGCGTGTTATCGAGGAACATCTTGTTGAAGAGCATGGTTCAATGGGAATTCGGACCTTTTCTCGCATGGTGATTGTTCCTCACCTTTTGGAGTATTATTTGCCATGGCTACGAGATGGCCTTGTTAAAGCGTACGGCGATCCGGCTGGAAAAAGCAGAGAGCAGACCGATGAAAAAACATGTTTTATGTTGCTTAACGAATGCCCGATCACGAACCCTCAAGGCGGCTTCCCGGAATATAAGAAAAACGTCGAGCGCCTGAAAGACGACAGTTATATAAGGCTGTTAAAGAAAAAGGCCGATAAAGGTCTTGTGAGCCTTGGAGATCTTGGCATTCAGGCGCGGCCAGCGCACACGAATTCGTTCGAGGCCCGGAGAGATGCTGTCGGCAATCTGCTAACATCCTATATTGATAAAGAACCGGCCATCCTGATTTCCCAAAAATGCAAATACATACGAAAAGGAATGAGAGGAAAATATTATTATAAACGAATTCAGGTTTCCGGAGAGTCCAGATACAAGGACGAGCCGTTCAAGAATATCTACAGTCATATTAATGAAGGCTTGCAATATGATTGTCTCGAGGCATCATTCTTAGCGGTGGACCCGGCCAAAGAGAAAGAGGAGGAGGAGAAAAAGCATCGTGAAGAAATTGGATCTGCGGCTTGTGCAGCGTGGGACGAGTTAAGGCGAATTAAAGAGGCAATTGCCCATGGAGAGCTTGAACGATATTACGAGGAGAATTACCATTGAATGGAAAAAAAGCTAAAAAACTCAGAAAGCAAGTTTATGGTGAAGATGGGGCTCCACGGTTTCGTCAATATTCGACCGATCCCAAAACAGGAAAACTTGTTGCGGATCCCCAGCGACGAATTTATAAAAAAATGAAAAAGTTTATGAGGTAAAAATGACAGAAATTACAAATGTTGTATTAATCCTTGTATTAATATCCATTATAGTGTATCAGGGAATAATTAACTGGCTGGATCGTAAAGATGCCAGGCTTAGAGAGTCGGATCTTTTAAATAGAATTCAAGCTGACAGTTTTCCGGAATACGTTGATGGAGCCCAGCGGCTTGCACGAAAACCGGACGAAGCTTTAACTTCGAAAGAACGAATTCAAGGCCTGAATCTGGCGGAAAAAATAGATGCGGACATTCTCGAGGTGGTTTAGTATGAAACTTATTTGTTCAGAAGTTGCAATTAAAGGCCCTGTGCTTCCGGGCAACGTTCATCGTCTATTAAAAGATCATATGGAGAAAATATTACTCTCTAAATTAGAAGACCTGGAGTTTAAGCAAAAGCTTGTTTTTGGTGATTCAAATGCCAGCGACAATAAGAAAAGTGAATGGTTTCAAGGTGTATACACCGAAGACCGGGGCTCATAGCAAAAAACCAATGACCTTGCGTAACGCAAAAGCACAACAACGGTTATTAAATGCTGTGGATCGAGGTTGGAAGCCGACCGGTAAATCGGCAAAGAAGAAAAAGAAAAGTTCGCGCTGATTTTTACTCGGCCAAGTAAAAGTTAGCATATAAGGACAACAATAAGAAGGGTATTGTGGGACCCACACTCACGATACCCTTTTTTTGTTGTTTCGGCCAAGAGGTTGATATGGTTAATAAACCAATAATAGAAATTGCGAATACACTGTTTAACGATCTACTTGACCCCAGCCGGAAAATCATGGAACGAGTTTGGTACCGAAACATTCTTTATTGCATGGGTGAGCAATATTTGGAGTGGATAATATCCCGGGCCACATTTAGAAGGAAGCGGAGAAATTCAAAAGAAGTCCCCACACCGACCTCAAATATTATTCGGGATTATGTGCGCTCCATGAGAGCCATGATTTTAAATAAAAAATATACAATCCGCGTATGGCCGAATTCCCCGGACATTGACGACAGAGAGGCCGCAAGTCTGGCCAGGCTTGTTGTTGAAGATATGGATTTGGCCAATGACGAAGAATTTGAAGATGAAAAGGAAAGAGTCGCGGATTGGACGGTTTTGTTCGGTACGGCTTTTTTAAGAGTATTTCCGGAAGCGGACGCCGGCGAATGGTACGTTTTAAAAGATGGAGAAATTATCACAACCGGGGACGTTGCTTGTGAAGCGTATTTACCATTTAACGTTGTTGTCGATTCTTACGGTGACAAACTGAAACGAAAACGAGTTGTCGGGATTAAATCTTTAAAGCCGAAAGAATGGGTTGAAGATTCATTCCGTGTAAAAATTACCGGTACCGACAATCCGGATATTGTGGACTATCAAAAACGGCTGATGAAAATGGTCGGGGATGTTTCGCCATGGAAAGGATCTGGACTGGTCAGCGCTGAAACATTTGATATGGCCGCGAAAGATTTGGTCATATACAAAGAACTCGAGTTTAAACCTACTAAAAAAAGACCGGAAGGCAGATATGCGGCCCTTGTTGGTGATCAGGTTCTTTACGATAAAAACAAAATGCCAATACCGGTTCAAAAAGGCCGCTGGGAATATACATTAACAGACTTTCACTATCATCATGTTGCCGGACGTTTTTGGTCTGATGCCGGCGTAAATGATCAAATCTCTCCTCAAAACTCCATCAATGACATTGATCAATCTCTTGAAATGAATCGAAAGGGTGTTGGCAGGCCACTTGTGACGATGCCTACCGGGATGAGATTAAAACGTCTTAATGAGGGCGGACAAGCTTTGATGGTGATAGAATACGACTCCATGATGTCCGGTGGCCAGAAGCCGGATATTAATCGCGGTACGCCCCTTCCAGAACAAGTTTTGAATGAAAGAACAATGCATAAACAAACGGCCCAGGACGCCGGCGGAGATCCAAAAGGAGTTCTCAGGGGACAAAGCCCGGGAACAAGGGCTTCGGGTGTGCTTGTGGACATTCTTCGAGAAACAGCGGAACAAGGTCATTCACCAGATGTTTCAAGATTTTACAGGAGCTTGAAGCGAGTTTATCGAAAAAGATTGATCGTTAAAAAGAACGTAACAACCGAAAACCGCATGTTAAAAATCCCCGGAAAAGGAAACGAGCTGAAAATTAAACTGTTCAAGGGTTCCGACCTTAGAGACAATACTGATGTGCGCCTTGAACTTGCTTCCGGGGTTTCTCAAACACGCGCTGGCCAAAGCCAGGCATTGAGCGAAATGGCAAAAAGCGGGGTTTTTAGCGATGAAACTATTCCTCTTGATGTGCGCCATGAATTAATGCAACGTGTTGGATTAACCGGAATAAAAGAAAAAAGCAATATCCATATCGAGTATGCCGAAAGGGAAAATGCTGTTTTAGCAAATACCAAAATAGATGATGTTATAGTAGAAGCCCTGGACGGTAAGGATGTAAACAACGGATCTGTTTCGTACATTCAGGGAATATTTACAAGCCTTGTCGATCAAGAAACTCAAGAGGAAATAATTCTTGGGAACGACCCCACGTTTAAATTCCACGATGATAGCATACATATCGAATGGCATGAACACTTCATTCTCAGCCCGGAATTTAAAACAGTTCCGCCACAAATTCAGCGAATTGCAATTGAGCATCTTAATTCCCACCACAAGGCACTCGAGTTAAAGCAGGCAAAAATTATGGAACAGCAAATGATGGCCCAGGCCGCGCAACAAGGAGGCGGAGCTGCTGCTGGAGGAATGTAAAATGAAATTAAGAGACATGGTTCGTAGGAGAAAAAGACCGATGCCGATGGAGGTACCGACTGTCGGATATGACGAAGAAAAATATCCATATGGTCTTCAGGTTCGTTTGGAAACTGAAGATATTGAAAAGCTTGGAGTTAGCATCAAAAACTTCAATGTTGATGATAAAGTAACTATTACCGCCGTTGCGTATGTTGAAAGTCTCAGCCAGAACAAAACCAGGCGCGGAGAAAATCAACACATGTGCTTTCAAATAACGAAGATGGACTTAAAGAAACGAAAGTCCCTTAAAGACGTAAAATAAATCCATAAATTAGCAATATCAGATTATTGCAAAAGCCATACTCTGTTTATTGCACAAGGAGGATGTTATGCCACCGGAAGTCAAAGACGAGACTCAGACAATCGTTAAGGATGAAGTTAAGGACGAAGTTAAGGATGAGGTAAAAGACGAAGTAAAAGATGATGATTCGACCGACGATGATTTGGACGCTCTGGACGATAAAGAGGTCAAAGATCAGGTTGACGAATCTGAAGACAGAATTCAGAACATTCTTGATAAGTTTGGCTATGATAGCTTGGAAGAACTCGAGGAAGATTTTGACACAGTTAAAGAGCTTCAGGATATCATTGGAGATAAAGACGCCAAACAACTCTTGGAAGATTCTGAATATTTGGCAAAGGTAAAGGAGTACTGGAAAGAACAAGATGAAGCCAAAAAGCAAGATGGAGAATCTTTAGATGAAACGATTGACCGGCTAAATCAGGAAAAGAAAGATCTCGAGGGTAAGCTTAAAGCTCGAGACAAGAAAGAGGCCGATAAGGAAGAGGCTATACAAGCCAAGGCCGAAAACGAAAAGCTCGTAAAGTCGTTTAACGCAACTGTAAGCGCGGAGCTTGATAAGGCGAAAGACATTCCTGATAATTATAAGCCGTTTTTTAAAAGGGTTTTGGCTATTGACAACCCCATGTTAGATGTTGACATAGCATCAAAACCGGAAATTCGATTGCAATCTAAAACCATCATTAAAGAGGCTCAAGACTTCATCCAGTTAGTCATAAAAGACTATCTTGATGGAAAAGTTAAAGCGGTAAAAATGACTCCAGACGGCGCTTCTCAAACTCCTGTTGAAAAAGAAAAAAAGGTGAAAAGCCTTAAAGAAGCAAGAGCCGCATTGTACGAAAAGTTTGGTGTCAAGCAATAGCGGCGCCACAATATAAGGAGATAGGCCAATGGCTATTGATTTTACTGATGTAACATCGATTACAGATACGCTGAAATACGTTTATGGTGAAGGCATTGTCAACCAGTTCGATCAGGAGCCTATTACATATCATCAATTCCCGAAGTCAGACCGCAGGCCTGGCGGCTTGGGATATCAGTTTTCGATAAGGTATGAAAGGGCTCAAGGTACCGGCGCTCGAAAAGAGTCTGCAAAACTGCCGGATCCCTTGGTTGGCAAGTACGATAAAGGGCTTATCCAGCCCAAATATAACTATGGTTCAATTCGTTTAACCGGTCCGGCCATTGAGCTGGGCAAGGGCAATGAAGCTGCGTTCGTTGAAACCATGGCAGATCAGATGGACGATATTTATAAATCCGTCGTCATGGAAATGAATCGTCAGTGTCATTGTGACGGATTCGGCCTGCTGGCCACGATTACGGCCAGCGACAATCAGGCCACGAATGCCACATGGACATCCACTTGTGATAATACAACGGGCCTTTTGTATATTCGTGAAGGCATGCTTTGTGATATTTACAAGTCAGATGGAAGTGCTGTGGTAGCGACCACCCTTCCGGCTGCATGCCGGGTAAGTTCCGTAAACCGGGTAACGAAAGTCATTACCTGGGAACAGAACGATGGCACCTATGTTTCCAATCACCCGGACTCTACAATTGCTGCATATACTCCGACCGCCGCTGCGGTTGCCGCCGCGAGTTTAATCATTAAAATGGGTTCCAGGGAAGCGGCCTGGGCCATTACTGACACTCCGATTGACATGGTAGGTCTTAACGGTCTTTTCGATGATGGTACCCTCCTGACCTCATTTGAAGATATCAGCACTACAACCTATCCCAAATGGAAAGCCAACAAGCTTGGCAATTCCAGTGTTGATCGTGAATTGTCTCTTGACCTGATGATTCAGGCCTGTGATCTTGTTCGATTTGATGCTGGGGCAAGAAAGATTCAAATGAGAATGGGTCTTGGCCAGCGCAGAAAATATGCCGCACTTTTGATGCCTGATGTTCGATTCGCTCCGACCACATTGAAAGGCGGATTTGAAGTGCTAACATTCTCTGCTGGAGATGGTTCAGTCGATATGATTATCGATCCTTTCACTCAGCCTGGGAAAATCTTCGTGCATCCCGAGGGAGCCATTAAGAAATATGAATTGACTCCTCTTGGCTGGGGCAATCCTGGCGAGAAAATGACTCAGCGAGCCGGATACGATGAGTATGATCTCTTCTTGAGAATCTATACGAATCTTGGGACCGAGCAAAGAAACGCTTTGACCTATATCGAGGATCTTGTTGAGCCCAACATTTGGAGCTAAAAACAATCGGGGGGCAATTGTCCCCCCTTAACACTTAGCCAAGTATCCTTTTGTTCTAACCCAACAAAAGGGGTAAACTATGAGTAAAATAGGAGGGTTATACTATGATTAGAGATTATAATATCGCAAATGATGCGAATATACAGCTCCATAAAATTCTTGGGGCGACACTTAGTGGCCGGGTTATTACCGGCGAGATTTTTTGGGTGGGCGACAGCGGAGATGCGGCTTATGATGCCATGAGGTCCAAGGTTCCGGCTGACAAATTGTATACGGACCTTGATGATTGTGTTGGGGCCTGTACCGCTAAACGTGGCGACATTATTTGTTGTCTGGAAGGTTACAATATGGCTATTGCGGCTGCTGGCGACCTTGATCTCGACGTTGCCGGACTTACCATTGTGTTTCTTGGTACCGGTACTTCCCAGGCTAAAATTACATTCGGGACCGCCGTTAGTGCCGACATGGACGTTGATGCCGCTGACATTACATTAATCCGGCCTAAGTTTGTTGCCGCAGTTGATGCCTTGACCGGTCCCATCGATGTTAATTCCACCGATTTCACCATTATTGACGGTGAATATCACGATGCTACAAACATAGATACGACCGATTGTATCATTGCTGTTGCCGGAGCCACCCGACTGAAGATCGACGGCTGGAAATATTTTAGAGCCAATGAAGGCGGGACTCAAAAGCAAAGCAATATTCAGCTCAACGGCGTTGATGATTGTGTGCTGGAAAACATTGATATCCGGGGAGACTTTGCAACCGGCAATATCGAGAATCTTACGGACGAAGTTCTTAATATTCGTTTGAAAAACCTTATTCTCGACAACCTGAATTCTGGTCCGATACCCGGTATAGTGCTGGACTCCGCCGCCGATGGCCATGCTCAAGATGTCCATATCCGTGTGGCTTCAGGCACAACCTTTGTGTCCAACGTTGCGGACATTAACTGGGGCAAAAATTGTCTTGGGTTCTCCACCGACGGCTATGGCGGAACTGATATTGGTACAGCCGCCGCCACCGGTATTGAGGGAACTGCTGACACCATTGCGTCAGATCTGATTATTGTCGATACGGTTGTCGATACGGTTGCTTCCGATTTGATCGTTGTCGATACGGTTGTCGATACCATCGCTTCCGATTTAATCATTGTCGATACGGTTGTCGATACCATCGCTTCTGATTTGATCGTTCTGGATGCTCTCGTTGATGCCGAAGTCGTAAAAACGGCCACAATAGCTTCAGACCTGATCATCCTGGATACCGTAGCAGATACCATCGCAAGCGATCTGATTGTGCTGGATGCGTTGGTTGATGCAGAAGTGGTTAAGACGGCGACCATAGCTTCAGACTTGGTTATTCTGGATACTGTGGCAGATACCATCGCAAGCGATCTGATAGTGCTGGACGCGTTAGTTGATGCTGAAGTGGTTAAGACCGCTACCATTGCATCAGACCTGATCGTTTTGGATGGAGTTGTTGATGCGTGGAAAACCGAGTGGGATACTTTCGAGTCGCTTGTGTCTGACTTTATCGTTAAATATGAGTCTGACAATCCCTAAAATCTGATCTTTTAAACATAAACTATTTAGAGTCTATTAAGATGCGAATAGCACATTTTGCCATATTTGCCCCTCATGCCTCCGGCCAATATGAGACAGTCAAAGATCTCATATTGGCTGAAAGGGCTCTTGGGGTTAATGCTCAGTTTGTTGATTGCGGAACCGATAAAAAAGGGACTGTTCGTGAAGGTCTGTATGATGGAGCGATTCACACAAAGCCTCTCACATGGGCCTTAGAAAAAGCGGATATTTGCATTCGTCATACTACCGTACCCAAAGAAGTCTATGATGTAAAACCGGTAATTATGGCTATGCATGGCCGGCCAGAAAGTTCTTTTCTTTTGGAATTTTATGATATAATTCCTGGTTTAATCAGCAATATCGGGAACGTACTTCGGACTGGCCGATATAAAGCTGTTTTTACTTTTTGGGAAGAACACGTTTATTACTGGAAACACATTCACGGCGTTAAGGTGAACTATATCCCGGCGCCGGTGACTTTCTTGGATTATAATATCAATGGCGATAAGCATGATTTCGGCCAGTTTAAAGCCGGAATAAATCTTATGGTTGCTGACATGTGGCGCCATGATAACTCTCCCTTTAATCTATTATTTGCCGCACAATATTTTCAGGAAAATTATCATAAAGACACAAAACTCCATATGTATGGAGTCCCGGTCAAAAAGAAATGCCTTGGTTTTCTTGCTAACATGCAAAAAAAGGGCGTTGTCGGAGAGGTTGCCGGTCAAGTTGGGTGGATCCCGAAGATCTATCGCGGCGCCGATATTTTACTGACAACCAATATTGTTGCCACTCGAGTTATCCGGGAAGCCATGGCCTGTGGCCTGCCTGTTGTTGCCCCTCACGGTTGTCGTTATACTCCATATACGGCGGAGCCGAGAGATTATAAAGCGTTTGCCGCCGCCATAAACGATTGTTATAACGACACAACTCCCGAGATGAAAGAGAACATATATCATCGGGCCAAGGAAGAGTTCAACTCTCTTCATACCGCTCAATGCGTAATAAATCTTTGCAAGCAAGTTTTAAAAGAAAAGCCCATATGGAATGCCATGTCAATAACGGCAAACGACTGGGAGGTTCTGAAGGGTTTTATCAGCATGAACAATATTAAGAGCATTGTTGAGTTCGGGGCCGGTGTGTCCACAACCTTATTTGATCAGGCTGGCGTTAATGTTGTTTCATATGAAACAATACCCGCCATGGTGGAAAAAACGAAAGAAAAAACACCGAATGCTGAATTTATAATTTGGGACGGTAAAACTCCTCCTGAAATAAAAGAAAGGTTTGACATGGCCTTTATTGATGGTCCTCACGGCGGGAAGAACCGCGAGCCATCATATAAAGCAATAGCGGAGAGCGCGGTGGATATTGTTGCCTGTCACGATGCAATGCGTCAAGAGGACCGGCAATGGATTGACAAGTATTTTAAGGATTGGAAGCCGCGCATAGGCACTAACGATTTATTAATACTAAAAAGGAGAATATGCTAAATTCAAAAAGGGTTTTCGTATTGTCCCCCCATGCGGACGATGCGGAAATATGTTGTGGCGGGACGATTGCTCGATTGGTAGAGAACAAAGCAGAGGTTTATTTGCATGTTTTTGCCAAGCCAGAGGAGAGAGAAAAAGAGTTGGAACGCTCTTTGACATTAATGGGTATAAAACAGTGTTTTTTATACAACATTCCTATCAGGAATTTTGACAAGCATCGCCAGTTAATTCTTAACAAGCTGATTATCCGAAAAGAAAAGTTAAAGCCAGACCTTGTTATTCAGCCGTCTTTAACTGATTTGCACCAGGATCATGGCGTGATAGCACATGAAGGTGTTCGTGCTTTCAAGGATGTTAATCTGTATGGTTTTGAGACTCCATGGAACAATCTAACGTTCGAGGCTCAAATGTTTGTAAGGCTTGATTTAAAGCATTTGACGAAAAAAGTTGATGCGGTTAAATGCTATAAATCTCAGAGCCACAAATC